CAATCAGCAGACGAAACATATGCAAATGCTACTACTGTTGCCGTTGTTCAATCCTGGATTCCTTCTTCTAACACTTTGTCTGTGTCCAATATTGCCGGTGAGTTTGTTGATGGTCAGTCAATTATTGGTCAAGCCAGCGGATCAGAATATACATTAGCTTCATTTGATCCGTTAAATAATCCTGCTAAGAAAGAAGTATATGATAATTCATATATTAATACTTCTGCTGATACAATTTTAGATTTTACTGAAGAAAATCCATTCGGAACTATTTAATGGCCAATACCACATACAATAGAATTATTCGTAAACTTGTTGTTGGATTTGGAAACATTTTTAACAACATTACACTAGTTCGATATAATAAGGATGAAACAGAAGCCCAACGGTTTATTGTTCCTATTGCTTATGCAGCCAAAGAATTATATGTTCAACGATTACAAGGTGATGCCAATTTAGACAAAAAAGTTCAAATGACTTTACCTCGTATGTCATTTGAAATGAATGGCCTAACATACGATACCACAAGAAAACAAAATACCAATTTTAAAGCATTTTCTCAAACCAAAAATGGTGTTCTTGCTCAATATAATCCAGTACCATACAATTTCGATTTTGATTTGTGTATCTATGTTCGCAATATTGAAGATGGCACTCAAATCATTGAACATATACTTCCCTATTTTGCTCCAGATTATACAATCAAAATAAATTTGGTTCCTGAAATGGGTATGATTAAAGAAATACCGGTTGTATTAAATTCAACAAGCCAAGAAGTGTCTTATGAAGGTCCTAGAGATACTGATCCTAGAATGATTGTTTGGACATTAAACTTTACAGTTAAAGGCTATGTGTTTGGCCAAACTTCTACTGTTGGATTAATTAAAACATCAATTACTAATATTCTCAATAATATAACTGGTTCTGATTCTGTTGCATTTAATATGTCAAATACAGGTGTTGGAACATATCAAATAGGTGAAATTGTTTATCAAGGTTATTCGGTTAATTCAGCAACAGCTACCGGCCAAGTTTCTTCTTGGGTAAATAATAAACTAATACTTACTAATATTGATGGTAATTTTGTTTCTTCGCAACACATTATTGGTATTAATAGTGGTGCAAGTTATTTGTTTAATTCATATCAATTACAACCAAACAATCTTGCGCAGATTGTTATTACACCTACACCAACCGATGCTAATGCCAATACTTTATATACATATACAGATACGGTAACAGAAACACCAAATATTGATACGAATGTTATATCTCAAAATAATTTCTTAGGTGATTTGAGTTTAAATACTTTTGGTATAGATGATTTATCAACCGAACTAGAAAACCCAATAGATTTAGGATCCTAAAATGTCAAGAACATTACAACTTAAACGTTATGCTAATACAGTAGTTGCTACTACAACAGGAGCACCTGGCGAATTAATTATTGATAACACTAATCATATTTTAACCATTCATGATGGTTTAACTCCTGGTGGTTATCCAATAGGTAGTACAGATAATGTTGCAAGAACTTTAGCCAATTCAGCTATTCGTCAAGCAAATATTGCAATTATTTTAGCTCAAACAGCATTTAATCAAAGTAATGCACAAGCTTTAGTTGAAGCTTCTTTGTCATTTACAACTGCCGCTTATGGCCAAGCAAACATTGCTAGTGCTATTGCAAATACAGTTTCAGGAAATACTAATTATCTACAAGGTGGTTTAAATACAGCTAATGCCAATATATCATATATTATTGGTGTAAATGCTTGGCAAAATACAGTAGATCAAATTCAAAATGCTAATATGGTTTCAGTTCAAGCATTAGCAAACACAGACTATACAACACTAATTGTTTCGGCTGGTGTTTATGGAAATTCAACAAATATTCCCGTTATTACATTAACTGCTAATGGTCGTGTGTCATCTATTACAAATACCACAATTGGTGGATCATTTACAGGTGCACTTGCCACAGGTAATACACTTACAAGTAATAACGGTTTATATGTAACAAATAATTTTACAGGTACATACGCAGATGGCATTGTTGTTGATTATGTATCAGGAATTGGAAGAATTTCGGTTGGACCTTCAGATCAAATTACTTTTTATACTGGTGGTCCAAACACAACACCTATAGTTAATTTGTATAGTAATGGAACAATTACAACAACAAATGTATCAACGTCAGGTTTAATTACAACAACAGGCAATGGTATTGGATATGCAACTGGTTCTGGTGGTACGATTGCACAGATTACATCCAGAGTAACTGGTGTAACTTTAAATAAACCCTCAGGACAAATCACATTATTTTCACAAGCAATGGCAAATAATACATCAAATACTTTTGTACTTACAAATTCCACAATATCAGCAAATGATTTTTTGATGATCAATCATTGGTCCGGTGGCACTTTGGGTAATTATCATTTTGCTTCTAATACTTCTGCTGGTCAAGCAAATGTCACCATTCGAAGCTTTAGTACAGTTGCAACGGAATCTCCAATATTACAATATGTTATTATAAAAGGTGCGGCTTCATAATAAAATAATATGAATAAATTTGAAAAGAGTATGGAAGAAATATTTGATATAACACCTACAGTCAAAGAAGAAAAAAAAGAATCTTTACCTGTAGTATCTGTTAAATATGATAAACCCGACATAGAGGAAGATTTAACTGATGCTTACCAACAATCTAAAGAGAACCTTCAGGGTATTATTGATCAAGGCAAAGAAGCTATGGAAGAAATTCTTAATATTGCTAAAGCCGGACAGCACCCTAGAGCATTTGAAGTCTACGGAACATTACTTAAAAATATGGTGGATGCAAACAAGGAATTATTAAACATTCAAAAAACAATGCGTGATATGGATGGTAAAAAAGAAGTAAACAACACAACAATAGATAAAGCAATATTTGTTGGTTCTACAGCTGACCTTGGAAAATTGTTAAAAGATAATGGCCACAAATAAACAATCATACCGTGATAATCCACTCTTAAAACGAGTTGGGGTAAAATACAATTACACACAAGAACAATTTGATGAGTATGTCAAATGTTCTCAAGATCCAATTTATTTTACTAAATGGATTAAAATTATTACACTAGATGATGGTTTAGTACCTTTTGATATGTACGATTTTCAAAAAGATATGATTAGAACTTTTCATGAAAATCGTTTTGTTATTACCAAATGTCCTCGTCAGGTTGGTAAAACAACAACAGCAGTAGCATATTTACTTTGGACAATTTTATTCAAAGACTCACAATCAATTGCAGTTCTTGCTAACAGAAATAAAACCGCCATTGGTATTCTCGGTAAACTTCAATTAGCCTACGAAAATCTTCCACAATGGTTACAACAAGGTGTTGTTGAATGGAATAAAGCTCGAATTGAATTAGAAAATGGTTCAGTTATTATTGCCGACTCAACATCTTCTGCTGCTTCACGTTCCGGTTCTTTTAATATTGTATTCTTGGATGAGTTTGCTTTCGTACCGTCAAATATTGCTGCAGAATTCATTACTTCCGTTTATCCGGTTATTACTGCTGGTACTAAAACTAAGATTCTGATGGTGTCTACACCAAATGGTATGAATTTGTTTTACAAGTATTGGAATGATGCAGTACACAAACGAAATAATTATGTACCATTTGAAATTCATTGGTCACAGGTTCCTGGTCGTGATGAGGCTTGGAAAGAAGAAACAATTAAGAATACTTCTGAGCACCAGTTCCGGCAGGAGTTTGAAACGGAATTCTTGGGATCATCAAATACTTTGGTGTCTGGACTCAAACTACAACAATTATCATATAAACAGCCTATTGCGGAATATGACAAGGTTAAAATTTACAAAGCACCAGTCAAAGGTGATGATGAAAATGTTAAAGACCACCTGTATGCTCTTGTAGTTGACGTGGCTGAAGGTAAAGGATTAGATTGTTCTACATTTTCCGTTATTGATATTTCAGCAACACCATACGAACAAGTTGCAACATATAAGAGTTCCTCCGTTTCACCAATGTTATTTCCAACCGAAATTTTTAATGCGGC